CATATGATAAAGCATCGTCTGCTGATAACCATAAATCTCTTGATGCATCTTGTTTAACTTGTTCTCCAGACTTACCACAATACTCACCCAACAAATCAAATAGGATGTTATTTAATTTTTCCCACTCAATCATATCAATCTTGGCATCTTGAATATTACCTCTGAATCCACCAGATGATTGGTGTAACATAGTTCTAGAGAATCTCAATGAACCACGTTTACCCTTTGTACCGGCACCCAATAGAATTGATCCCATAGATGCTGCCATACCTGTATTAATAGTTCTAATATCAGATTTAATATATTCCATTACATCAACCATAGATAATCCTGATTTAACAGAACCACCTGGACTATCAATATGCATAGTAATGTCATTATTATCTAAACTATCCAAGAACATTAACTGAGCCTGCACAACTGTTGACATGTGATCATTAACTTCGCCAGATGCCCAAATAATTCTTTCAAGCATAAGTCGGCTAAAAACATCAATTTGAGTAACATTCATTTGTCTTTCTTCTAAAACATATGGTGTCATACTGTCTTCAATTTTTTGATTATAATAATGAAGATTTAATGAGCTAATACCTTTTGATTTACTATAAAGGTTAAAGTCTTGTAAAATTTTAGAGTTCATGTCTTTTAATTTTAATCCAATCAGGATAATTTACTGAATTTAGTTTTTGTTTTACAACATGCCTTGGAACATTTAAAATATTTGAAGCATTTTGTATTGAGTCAAATATACACCCATTTATTGAAACAGACAATTTTCTTGGGTTATTTTTTTTCATAAAATCAGAATGTTTTTGATTTTTTGTTCCTTTTCGTTTTTCTGATAATATTTCTTTTGTTTTATCACTATGCTTTCTACCAAACCATGGGTGGTTTTTACCGGATTGTGCATTACTGATGTTTTTTTTATGTTCTTCACTTAATGGAATACCTTTTTTAGCCAATGACATTTTTTTTATAGTATTGTCTGAAAAAACTCTACCAATATTTTTCTTACGCTTTATTTCAGATATTTTTTCTTTTTCATTTTCTGTTTTTTTTAATATCCAAGAACCTCCACCATCGCCACCTTCAGTTAAATTATAACCATTATTAAACGTATTATACTTTTTAATATAATATATTTCTTTATCCATTAATGTTTTTTCATCTACAATATTATTTTCAATTATCTCCTTAGTAAAAACATCTTTCCCATATTTTTTAGCTATTTTATTTGGTATAAGACCACCTGAAAAATAATTTTTATTAGTGCCGACATGTTTTCCGATATATTGTTTACCATTTCTACTATCTGTTAAAAGATAGATATAACCATTAGTACATTCCATAGTGATAAATAGTATGGAATCCATCATTAGTCGACTAAACTAAGAAATTTTAGTACTGATATATTCTATTGATGATACATTTTCTTCTTTCTTAATCATGATCAGATTATCTGACCAGTTTCTGATCAATGGGTTATGTGAAATAACGAAGATATGTTCAAAGTAATTCTTAATTTTCTTAAAGAACTCCCCAACCATCTCTAAATTCTCATCTGCGACCTTACCAAAGACCTCATCCATCACAACGATGTTCGGCTTAGGTAATGAAGAAACCTTCGTTAAAACGCTTCTTAATGCCAATGATGCGATTGTCCTCTCGTAACCAGATCCAGCATTTAATGGTTTAACAATTCTAGTTTCAGAATCGATCATTATGAAATCTAATTCGTTTTTATCATTAATGTTCAATTCTAAAATGAAGTAACAGCTTTCAGATAGTAATCTACTCAATTCTTGGTTGATAAGTGGTATCATGTTCTTAAGAATTGTTTTTGATATACCATTCTTACCATAAACCAATAGATATGTTTTAAACACACCTTGTAATTCTTCTTCAGCCTTAATCTTAGTGATTAAATCATTGTTAATACCAATTTTTTCTTCAAATGAAGTGATGTTATTTTTATTTCTCTCAATTGTTGTTGTTGATATTCTAATATCACCATTTAAACTTTCGATCTGTGTTCTTAATGTAACTAATTCAGTATCAATCTTTTGATTGTCTTCTAACTTTTTACGGTTTGCTTCGTAATTATCTAACTTAAGCTGTTTAGCGTTGATCTCAACCTGCTTCTGTTCAACTTCTAACTCATATCTAGCTTTACGAAGTTTATTTCTCTCGTAAGTGTCAAACTCAGTTTTTAAAGCTTCATAAGATTCAGATTGTTTCTTTAAATCTTCAAGTTCTTTGTCATTGTTTCCTCTGTCCTTGTTGATTTCTTCAATCTCTTTTTTAGTTTCCTCAATCTCATCTGTATGATCAACCTCATCTAATGGTCTATTACATTTTGGACATATCTTACCTTCTTCCAATAACTTGATATGTTTCTCTTTATCTGCTTTTTCTCTTTCACCTAAACGATTCTCCACCACCAATTGATTCATTTTCTCTTTCAATTGATTATGTTCCTCTTCAAGATAGTAACGAGATGGTTCAACAACAGAAACACTATCAACATTTTGTTGGTTTGTTTCCTTTTGTGATTTTAAAAGAGAAATTTCTTTTTCTAGTGATGTTGGATTTGTTCTAATTAACTCCTGATCAATATCATTGGATCTTAACCCAAGAATATGTTCCTTTCTTTCTTCTAATTGTTTATGAGTAATATTATACTCACCCAATAGTTGGGTACGCGTTGTTATATCATTATTAAGATTAACAATATTTTCACTATAAGATGTTATATCATTTTGTAATTGAGCAATATTATAATTGTTGCTAATTAATTTTTTAGCCCAATCATTATAAATGACTCTACACACCTCTTCTTTTTGCTTTAGGGACTCAAGTCCTAAAAATTTAGTCAGGATTTGGCCTCTAGCTGTTGGTTTGGATTCAATAAGTTCTTCTAGATTATAACCAGTTGTAAGAATTGTAGATAAAAAATCTTCCTCGGTTCCAATTGCTGACGCAATAAATGTTTCTGTTTCTCTTCTTTGTTCCCCAGTTAAATTTTCTAATTCACCATCTTCTTTTTCCTTAAAGAACTCTAATTCACTTTTAACTGTGTAGTCACCAGATCTAGATTTCTTCCTTGTTAAAGTTCTAACAATCACATACTCATCACCATCAATTGTGATATAACCTTTAACTGATACCGTATCGACATCCGTAAACTTGTTAAAAATTTCACTATTTGTTTTGGTTTTGGTTGTTGAATTAAAGAATAAAAACATCAACAGATCAACACTAGATGTTGATTTACCTCCAAAATTTCTGGGGTTAGATTCAATTACTGTAATGCCAGATAAATTTGTAAAATCAATTACATTGTTATCACCAAATGAAAGGAAGTTAGAAAATTCAACTTTCTTAATAAACCATTTATTGTATCTAACTTTGTTTTCGTTTTCTTTACTTATTTCATCATTAACACGGTTATCCAATCTGTCAACTAATTCCCATTTAATTTGAACATCGTTTTCACTTAGGAAGTCTTTCATCAATTTCTTTTGAAACTGATTATCTAATATATTATCACTTACCTCTAGGGTCTTAAGTCTAGTATCCTGCTTCTGACTTAAAGTTTTTGTGATAACTTGCACATGTGTTGTGTTGTACTTTGTTTGAAAGTACGTTTTAACACGTTTGATTCGTTCTGGTGTGAAATTTTCAGCAACGTCTTCCCACTCAACTTTTATAAAAGGATTCTCCATAAGTTAAAATTACAATTTAATTTTTAAAAACCAAAAATTACTTAATCCTGGATTCTTCAAAAAATTCCACGATACCATTAATAGCCCAAACCATCCCACACGTAGCCATTCCATCAAAGAATATTGATAGTACCCAGTGAGTTTCTAAGATCCTAGTGGATAATCCACCCAAAACTATAGACATAAAGAACCCAACCCATGTTGATGTACACATTACGCATTTTATCAAGTCACCAAAGAACTTTGAATTTTTCTTAATCCGTTCTCTTGGTACTTCGAAAATTGAACCATAAACTAAAATGGTGGTTAATCCATATCCCATGAATGCCCACAAAACAATAATACTAATCATATATTTAAATTTTATTCTTCATACAAATTATTAAGATCACTTCCTTTAAGATATCTCGCTTTATTCATTTTTTCAAGAGATTCCGTAATCTTATTTAATTCATCTTTTAATTTTTTATTTTCTTCTTTTAATTTTTTATTTTCCTCATCATTAACAACGATTTTTTCAATTGGTACCTCTTTAATAACCTCTTTTGTTATTATTTGTGTTTTACCTTTAACCTCTACCGGAACCTCTTTTATAATCTCAATAATCTTTTCTACCGGTACTTCTTTTATTATTTCAATTATTTTTTCAACCTCAATAATTTTTTCCACTTCCCTTATGACTTCTTTTTCAACAATGATTTCCTTACCTCTTGCGGTAACTGGAGTCTCACCGAATTTAAGAATGGTAAACCCTCGCTGAAATGTTTTTTTAGCAAGAGAGTCCATGTCAGTAATTTTATTTAGTTCACAATACCGAACGAACTCATCATCCAGCATTAATGAGATTTTCTTTTTCATTTTCTATGTCTTTTATGTCTGATATACTAAAATGCATAAAGGGTTTTGCATTTTGCAAATCGTGAAATTGGTAATCATTTGTATCAACATCATATACCCCATAACCATGATGATTAATTGTTTCACCAAAATTTTGTTGTATTAGTGATCCAATCATTACAGCTAAACCGCCGCTAGGTAATTTAAATGTTTGTCTTTTATGTATATCACCACACAATAGTAAGTCTAAACCAACAAAATTTAAACGGTCATAACCATCTTCAAACTTAAATCCAAGATCCGTTGACATTCCTTGTATAGCACCGTGAAATAAGCCAACGTTTAGCATATCTTCTGTGTTCTTAAAGTCTGGTCTCTGATTATGTTGATATAACGAATACACAACCCAGTTAACATTCTCATCAGGATAAACACCCATATCTCTATAGTAAACAATATTATCGTTATCTAATAACTCAACAACAGGGGTTATACTATCCATACGTTGTGTATTGTTCTCTAAAAAATCATGGTTACCAGGAATGATAACTACTTTACCATATTCAGTCAATTCCCTTAAGAACCAACTAGTTAAAAGTAATTGTTCATTTGATATATTAATTTTTTGATGCGCGATGTCACCTGCAATAACAATTCTAATTTCGTGATGCGATATACCTTCATCTTTCCAACCTAAAACTTTAACTCTAATTTCCATCAACAATTTTTCAAATTGTTCTTTATACAAATCATGCATTTGTATTGTGCGAATATGTAAATCCGCAATGTGTATTATTTTTTTTATCATGATGCTCCATATTTAAACATATCCTCAATTTCTCTACGCATATCTAGACATTTGAAAACCTTATATGTTTCGTTTCCCTCAAAGAACCAAACGAAATATAAATCACCAATCTTAAGGTTGGTGTTTTTTTCAATCATATATTTGTAAAGACTTGTCTGTAAGCTATAGCTATTGAATTCACACTCTTCTAAATGTGAAATTGGCCTTTTGAATCTATTACCAAAAGCACTCTTGGTATTGATTGCTTTGTTTGTTTTCCAATCCCATATCTGTAATTGATTTGTTTTTTTGTTCCAAAATAATTGATCAATCATCCCGCAAATACCCAATTCTTCGTCACCAACAATAAACTCATTTTTAATCGGTACCAGATTAGCTCGGCTATCTTGATAGAATTGATCAAATAGCTTAACACATTTATCATATGCTGGCCTAACAATATCTTCACCAAATCTATTCAACGCTGGTGCTGGATCATAAGGAAATATCTTATTATTCCAATGATTCTCAGCATAATCATGTACAGCACTACCTTTAATGGTACTGTAATCTCTTTTGTGATCCCACTCCGATAATACCTCTTCTTTAATTAACCCATGCTTTTTTGCATATTTTTCCGCTTGACCATCACTATCGAATTTGTTTTTAAACTGTCCAATAAATGTTGTTGCTGATGTTAATAAACGATCACCAATGTAATAATGGTGAGGTTCATCATGATATTTGATGTGATCAAATTTGTTTAATTCTAATAGTAAATCCATGTTAGTCTAATTGTATTTTATTTAAATTTTCAAAGTTTCCTTGTAAATCAGCGATATCTTTATCTTCTGGCATTTTAACCACCCATACTTTTAAAAATAGTTTCCCATTGTTTAACCTATGAAATAATTTTTCTGCATCGTTCCACGCGTCACCATCTAGTACTATTATTAATTCTTTTGCTTTTTCATATATTTTAGAATATAAAAATTCTCCCATAACCTTACCTAATAAGGGTATTGAATTTGGAACAAAAATACTATCAAAAGCCCCTTCAACTAAATAAATGGGTTCATCCCAGTTTACTAAATGTTCGTTAAAGATAATGATTTCTTTTTGAACATCAGGATTTTTATATTTCATTTTAGTTCTAGGTAGATATGACCTAGCAATAAAATAATTTAATTTGTTCTCAGAATCATATGATGGAATGATAATTCTGTTTGCATATTCACCGTCATATGCAAAACCAATATTATATTTCGCTAGCATCTCATCAGTTATATTCCTACTTCTGATATAGTTATATGCCTTTTTATAATGATGTGTTAATTTTAACCCTAATGACGCCGTTATAAATGATATAAATTCATTAGGTAATCCCTTTAGAATCTTTGGTTTAGGTAGTGTTGTATCAACCTCTTCAGGTCTCATTAATTCATAAAACTGAATTTGTTTTTTGTTACCATATTTTTTAATTAGTCGATATAAAGGCCCCTTTGTGTTATTTGTTTCACTACAAGACCAGCATTTATATACCCCTAATTTGTAATTGATTTCTAAGTTACCTTTACCGTCACCCTCATCTAAACCCTTGATTTCATAAGAACACACGGGGCAATCAAAGGATATTTGACCTTTGTGGTCATTATGTAGCTTGTAATCCCCTAGCATATCTTCCAGGATTTCAATAATAGGTTCGAATTCGGTGTCAATTGTTGCCATGGGTTAAATATAGATAAAATATTTGACAAAAAAAAATCCCCAGAGACACCACCCTCTGAGGACTAAACCAAAATGCAGTTATTCACCACATTTCCGCCTACTTACTTAAATATAAGTAAATTTCTTTTAGTTATGAAACATTAGTTGCCATATTTTTTTTCTTTACCTGACCAACTGGATAATATGATGTTTCACCAATTCTAATTGAATCGATTCTGTTTCCTGTTTTTGGATTTAATATAATCGATCTTTTACCAAAACTACTATCATAAATTACGTCTTCTAGGACGATCTTCCCATCTTTCATTCTACTAAATGTTTTTTGTTCTGTCATATTCTTTTTTTTAAATAAATTTATTCTGTTTCTTTTATCATATTAATGTAACCAATAACTGCAGTTGCGGCATCGGCCATATCATAATTTTCTTTTTTCAATACGTTTAATTTACCATATAGCCATTTAACATCTGGGCACACTGCATTTACATGTTCCCAAATCACATGTTTCTTATCTATATCTTTTGCGTAGCCACCAAATAAAACATTTCTACCTTTATCATTAGGGCCAACTAGATCGGGGAATGCAAATTTTCTTGCGTTGTATGTTGAAATAAAAGTTGGAACAATTCCAAAAATATCATACACTGATCTACACACCATCGTGTTGTAACGTAATAATGTACCAACAGTATAGACGTTATTTGAGTTTAATAAAGGTTCTTCAATAATAACCTTAACTATACCCATGTTCTTATAGTCCTCTAATTTTTTATGAAACGCCTCAGCTTTCTTAAGTAATTCTTCTAATTTGTCTTGGGGCTGTGGTTTAATCTTTGGAGAAAAATGCGTCAACTCTAACAAGTTTTTACCTGTCAAATCAAATAACGCAAACCCAATAGTTTTTGTGCTAATATCTAGCCCAAGGATCTTGGACTTGTTTTTAAGTTTTACTTCCATATATCAATTATATGGAAAAATAAAATTATTGTAAAGCCTTTTAGAAATCTAATCTAACAGAAAACACTTGATTTCCAATTCTTTGGATTGGTTTCGGGGTCTTAGCCATTACTAACGGTTCTTTATTATCATTTAATAAAGCAACTTCAGTGATTCTTTTTTGTTGACCAGTAACATATGTTGGATTTTGTGTGGTAATAAATTGTGAAGATGGTAGATTTACCATAAAATTTAAAACCTGAACATCTGTTGCTCTAGTTAACTTAATACTACCTGGAAATGGTTGAGGGTCACCAAATTGTGGTGATGTTGTTTGTGTTTTATCAGGTAAACTTCCTAAGAATGATTCAATATTATATGGTGTTCCGGCAGTTATCATATCACCGGTTACAACAAATTGATAACCACACATATTTGTTTTATTTATTAAATTACCCACAGTGTGACCAGATATTTGAGATGTTAAATCAATTAAGGTCCAATCGTTTGGTGAAGGTTTTTCTCCAGCTTGTGGCACTTGTACTAATGCGTAAAATTTATTAGCTGTGAAACCTGTAAATTGTGAACTATCACTTAGAAATTTAAATTCACCAGTATTAAACTTAAAACCAATATTAGAATTTGTTGATCCAGTAATTTCACCATAGTAATTACAATGCATACCAGTAATACCTGTTGTTGAGGTATTTTGAAACATATAAGTTACCCAAGCGGTTTCACCAGATAGAATAACCGGATCTAAATCATAGAATGTCGGTAAGTCAACTGGTACTGTGCTAAATCTTGGTGCTGGTAATGTCCACTTTCTATTTGTTTTGTATTCTAATGCCGCAACCAATTCTTGATCATCGAAAACAATTATTTTCTTATCAACGAATACTTTACCAACATTAACACCTTGTTGATCGACTAAGAATCTAAATTTAAGGTTATTAGTGTTTGGTTTATTATTTACCGCGGATGATACATAATAATCAGTTGTACCCATAGTAAATACTGCTCCAATTGTAGACCCAGTGTTTCTGTGATATAATAAAAATGGGATATAAACTTCGAAATATTCTGCGTCAGATATTTGTTCTCCATATAATGTTTGATTATCGATTGTTCCATGAGCAATATAGTCATCATATTTAAAGAATCTTTCTGGATCATTAACAATATCACCCAATTCAGAAAAATGAATAACAGCTATTGCTCTTTGGTTAGCTGGTTTAACATCAACTTTTTCTCCAAATGTATTTGTATATGATGTTGGATTAGATATTGTGCCACCAGTTGTATTTGTAAATGTTTGACCTGTGTTTGATGTGTAACCAAGATATTCTTTTAATGATGCGAATTGAGATCCAGTATAACCAGAAATATACTCATCATCACTTAATGTGTCTAAACCAGCTGGCTCGTCAGTCCAAACTAAATCTAATTGCCATGGATCGTGTTGTGCTAAATTATCAGGTGCTACTGGTGAACAAACATCAGCAACTTCAGTTTCTTGTGGATACTCTAATTTACATTTATTACAAACCACTCTAGCTGTTCCTGTTTGTCCAGAAAAATTAGGCATATTTCTATCCAAATAAATTTCATTTGCACTAGTACCAGTTATTTTATAAACTAAACTTTGTGTATTTCCACTTATGGTATATTCCGATCCAACAAAATCAGCTTTAAAAACTAATGTAATATATTGGCATTCTGAAAAATCTGTGGCTCCAGTAACTGATAAGATACTTCCACCACCAATTACAGATAAATCTATTTTTTTGCTTAAACATTCAATAGTTGAACCTGTGCATGGATCAGCATTATATGGTACATACTGTGAAACAAATCCAGCAGGACCCATTGGATTTTTTAACGTGTCAACATATGATTGTTGTGCTGCATTACCAAAATTAATTGTTTCATTAGCATCAATTAGGTATGGATACTTAACATGTTGATCGCCGTCAACTGGCGCAAAAATTCTTTGGTGTGGGGCTCTAGTTCCACCGGTTATTGCACCAGTGAATCCACTAAATTTACCATTATAGTCAAACTCAGAATCTCCGATCTGAAAATATTTTATATTAAAATTACCTTCAGCAATAGATTGTCTACCTCTTCTTGTTATTCTTGCAGATAAGAACTCTGAATTATTACTATTTAAAAAACTCATATTTTATGTCCATTTTTGTTTTAATATTATGCTTGAGAACTACCACCACAACTTGTTAGATATTGTACACTAGTTACTTCACCAGTACTAATAATTTGTATTGAATAGTATGGTAAATCATTTGTATTAGATTGACTATCAGTACCTAAAGCGTAAAATAATCCACCTCCGTCAAATGGTGTGTATTCTGTATCTGCATACACAATAGTTCCATATAAGCTATTAGGTGATGTTGTTACACCATAGAATTGAGCATTGGTTGTATAGTTGTTTTCACAATGACCATTAAACGTTGATAATCCTTGTGATCTAAATAATCCATATAACACTACCGATGTTGGTGTTGGACTAGGAGTCGGTGTTGGTGTTGCGGTTGGTATAGCGCCACATTGAATAACGTTATTTATATATCCTGTTGGTCCAATTGTCATTGTATACTTTGAACTATTTGCCAATACCGCATAATATGTTCCGTCACCAACAAATGTTGTAACACATACGTTTGTATCATATGCATAATCACCATTTGCAGGTATTGTATGTCCACTTAGATAAAGTGTTACGCTGTTTGTTGCAATATCTGATTCATACATTGCACAAGGTGCTGCGCTACCGCTAAATGTTGATCCAGTATGTACTAAAATTGAAACCCCAGGTGTTGGTGGTGGTGCAACATACGCATTTGGTGTATCAGAACAAGTTTGATATTCTGATGATGCTTTGGTACCCTCTAATGTACCCGCAGGACTTGGCTGTGCTATTTGATAATTAATTACTTGATAATAATATCCACCAGCAGAGTAGAATATTTCACCAACTTGTATTTGTGATTGTGTGAACGCATTTAATGTCCATCCTGTTACTGTATTAGGCGCAGAATCACAACGACTTAATTGTAAATAATATGGTGTTTCAGTTGCTGTTGGTGTTGGTGTTGCTGTTGGCCCAGGACCAGCTGTTGCTGTCGGGGTTGGTGTTGGTACAACTGTAGTTGCTGTTGGTGTTGGCGTTGCTGTTGGACCAGGACCAGCTGTTGCTGTCGGTGCTGGTGTTGCTGTCGGTGCTGGTGTTGCTGTTGGGCCAGGGAAACCTGAAACTTGTAAGTTTTGTGTTGTTCCACTACAAGCACCTACAGGTTCTACTTTAAGCCATGTTTTACCATCGGTTATTCCGGTAACTATATAAGTTGGGTTAAATGATGACACAGGAACATTACTGTAGTTCGATAATGCGGTGCATCCACTATTATTACCTGTACATTCGTATAGTTTAACAGATGTTATTCCTATACCTATTGTTGAACCTAAACTTACTAATGCTGTATATGCCATATTCTATAAATATTATATTTTAATTTAACTACTTCCTGCGGTGTAATATTCAACGGTTATTGTTCCAACTTTTATATCTAACGTGTCAGCATAAGATCCGCCAAGACTACAGTTAGTATTATCCCCATATATTAACGTTACTGAAAAAGATACTGTTGATGATGTTACCGGTAGTGTAACCCATGTGCCTCCGTTAACTCGATACTGAACAGTAGCATTAGGTGTTACCTGATTATTACTTGCGTCTTTAAATGTTAACTGCATTTCAGTTGATGTGGTCTCAGTATAGTATGAGGACTGTGGACTTTGACACTCACCTCCCGTATTTGAGAATTGTGATGGCGCGAAATCAATGTTAGCAACATTAATATTACCTCCTCCGGTATTTCCATTACAATTACAACCCGTATCAGCTATTGTATAACCTAAATCATTATAAACCACAGAAGTAAATTGATCTGCCTGTGTTACAAGGAAGCATACTGGAGTTCCAGCAATGTTCACCGTAATTGTATTTCCACTTACCACCGTTGGTGCAGTTGCTGACCATATTGTAACGCTACCTGTGGTATCACATCTATCACCAGTAATCATATATTTTTGAACGACACTGTTACATGCTGTGCAATTGGTGTATCCACTAAATGTAGGTGGGAATGTCGCTGGTCCAGCATCACTAATTTGATATCCAGTGATACCTTCGGTTTCAGGATCTTCAATAACAAATTGCGGACCTAAGTTTGCATTTAATGTCATGCATATACGCGAACCTGTTGCTGTTCCTCCGCTATACATTTGTATTCCATAAACATTACCCATGGTAAATCCACCTAATAAAGAGTATGCTATTACATTTGCACCGGTATCACATGTAACACCACTGTATCCGGTTATTGTAAATCCGGTAAATGGTGGATCACATGATGTACAAGCAGCATTACCGATACCAACAGCTGTATAATTATCTAAATTAACTGTCCATCCTGTAACATATTGGGTTTCAACAGCAATAACAGATAAACATTGTGAACCTATTGTATACACCGTACCTTCCGTTATTCCAGTTGAACTTCTAGCAATCGTTGTTCCCACATACCCACTACCAAAACCACAAGGGTCTAATGGATTAGATACGGTATATGATGTTGTTGCTGGGTTTTGTAATGAAAGTGTTCCAATTTCTGCTAATGTAGCACAACCTGGCACCTGTATTGGTGCACTAAATCCAGTGATTGTTGATGCGGTATATGAATATCTCATATCCGTACAATCACCCATTGCATAATAATAATATGTTGGATCAACATTAACATTAGTTGTTGACGTTGGCGTTGGCGTTGGTGTAGGTGTATTAGTTGGTGTATTAGTTGGTGTGGCAGTTGGATTAGGTGTTGGGGTAGGCCCAATAACAACCGTTGCTGTTCCACCAGAGAAATCACACGGAGGTGATGACGGTGTTGGTGTTGGTGTTGGCGGTGGTACAAATGATGCTGAACCAGCATTAGGGAAATAACAATAATTTATACAATTATCATAAACTTCTGCTTCATTTGTAAATATATTTTCAATAACATAATTAACATCACCAGTATCACCAGTATATGTTAATTTAAACCAATATTGTGTATCAAACGATGCATCTGTAAATATAATTGGGTTATCAGTATAATTTCTAGAAGTACTAGCGGGATATAATGATCCATAAGATGTGTATCCTGTTGCTATAACAGATTCATCACCAGCAGTCTTACCTATCTTATATGATAAGGTAAACGCTTTGGGTGAATTGATCCCATATAATCTTATATTTAATCCCATATTACTATAAATACAATAATTAAAAATTTAAATAAAAAACCCCTTTAAATAAAGGGGTTTTAATTTTATTAAAAATAAATTTAGTTAAGGTGTCACACCACCGCCACAAGCGTTATTTCCACCACATAGTTGAACACTAGAACTAACTACCCCATCAAATCCTGCAATTTGCATTATATAACCAGAAGTATGATAGTAATAACCTACTGATGCATAGTTACTTGGATCAGCAACATTTTGTGTGTATAAAGTACCCTGTAATGATGCTAAAGCATTAAAACTAGATTCAGTACCATAGAATATTGAATATGAAGGGTTTCCGTTGAATTGACTACATGCATTATTACATGAATTGTATGGACCCTGAAGTTGTAATGCATATAATGTTGCACCACTACCTGTTGCTGTTGGTGTTGGTGTTGGGCTTGGCGCCGTAACATACCAAGGTTGTGTTGTTGAACATGTGCCAGTACTAGCAATTGTACCACCTGTTAATGTTTCATAAACTGTATTAATTGAATAACCAGTTGTTAATTCTGTTTTTGTAACACCAGTTGCTAACCAATATGATGTACCTGCGCTAGTTGTACCCGAAATGTTAAAAGGACCAGCAACAAATGTTGCTCCTGTATAACTTGGACTTAATGTGAATGTAATTTGCATTGTCTTCTTTTTTTATTATAAATATCTGTTTATTTTGTTTTTTTTAAAGTATCTGTCCTGGACCTCCTCCAGTACAATCATTACATGTATTATATATCCCTGAATATTGCCCATCAATCAAGTGTAGTGTTTCAGTAGAACACACGGTGTCTGCTAAATAATTTATTTGGTAACATATATTATCTATTTTAACAGATTTTCCTAAGAATTGACTTGGTAATAAATCAGGAGATGTCATAAGAAGAAGACCAGAATTACCACAGTTTAGCACTTCATACCTATAGAATGTTACTGGTGGTGAAATGGCTGTTACTCCACTATTTGTTACACAACCATTAGCATCTGTAACTTCTAGGCAATAACCATATGATGTTAAGTCGCTAACATTAAATGTTGTACCATACGTGGAAGTGCTATATGTTCCAACCAAATCTCCTCCACATGTATTATATGGTGAACTTGTATCAACATATAATCTATATGTTTTAGGAAATACTCCACCAGATGATGACAATTCTAAAACTCCAGAACTTGGAGATGAACATGTTGGGTTAGTAATAATTATTAATGACGCCGTTTGTGCGGTTGGTTGACTTATTCCTTGACCATATCCCGCAACACAACCATTTGCATCTTTAACATACAGTGTATATGTATCTGACACTAAACTACTAAATGTTTTTGGTGGATAATAATAATTGTAACCATCAATTGATACTTGTCTAGGTGACGAACCACCATTTAATGTTGCAACAGCAATAGAACCATCTGATCCACCATTACATGAAACATTGGTAACTGTTACTGATCCGAGTTCTGGTGTTGATACTGTTAAATTGTATGAGACTATTGCAAAGCAACTATTATTATCAATTATTTGTATAGAGTGATTGCCACTAGCTAAATTACTAAATGTGTGTGATGCTTTAAATGTTGTTAATGATGAGTATGGTGCGCCATTACTACTAATATCATATTTGTACCCCGATGCATTTGGTGTACCGCCACCACCCTGAATTGTTAACGATCCGTTTGTTGAGTTATAACAAGTTGGGAATGACGCTGAAGTAATAGAACCAGATACTGCCGATGGTATAGTTACGGTTGCTGAATATGTTTGAACACAACCTGAACCATCTTTAATGTAAATTGTGTATGTTCCACCACCTAATGATGAATAACTTACTGGTAAGTTTGCATATGTACCACCTGAACCAAGTTTAGCTTGATATCCTGAACCTGAACCACCATAACCACCAGAAACATTGATTGTTCCTGTTCCTGCGTTACAATCGGGGTTGCTTACTGATATTGTTGCATTTGGTTCGGATCTAGATAATAATACATAATCATATGTTATACAACCATTACTATCTTTGACATATATTGTATAAAATCCGGTACCCAAACTACTAAAAGTCCCGCTAGATTGATAGTTTGTTCCATCTTTTGAATATGTATAACCACCCGTTCCACCAGAACCTGAAGCCGATGCTGATCCATCACTACCATTCCAACATGTTGGATTTGTACCAGATACTGATATAGATACCGCGCTTGGTTGTGTTACTGTTTGATTGTATGTTTGAACACAACCCGAACTATCTTTAATATATATTGTATATGTACCAGAAGATAAACTAGAATACGTTACTGGTAAATTTGCGTATGTTCCTCCTGAGCCATTTTTTGCTTGGTAACCAGTTCCTGACCCACCAGTACCACTACTCACCGCTATTGAGCCATTTGATCCACCATTACATGAAACATTACTAATACTATATGACGCTGCTGGTACACTTCTATTAATGTTTCTTGCAATTGTTGCAATACACCCATTAGCATCTTTTACGTAGCCAGTGTAGTTTCCATTTGGTAAATTATTAAAAGTACCACTTGATTGATAGTTAACACCATCAATTGAATATGTGTATGGTGATGTTCCTCCGCTACCGAAGAACGCTACTTGCCCATCACTATCGTTAAAACAAGTTGGTGCGATATTTGTATCAGAATTAGCACTAACTGGAGTCGCTGGTTGAGTTATAGTTACACCAAAACTATTAACACAATCAGAACTATCTTTAACATATATTGTATATGCACCAGAAGATAAACTAGAATACGTTACTGGTAAATTTGCGTATGTTCCTCCAGAACCAATTTTTGATTGATAACCGGACCCCGAACCACCACTACCATTACTTACTGTAATTGAACCTGTTGTTCCATTGTAACATGCCACATTTGATTGTGATATCGTTGCACTTACTTGTGTTCTATTTAAACCAGTTGTATTTGTTCTAACACACCCATTAGCATCTTTAACGTATGTTGTATATGTGCCATTTGCTAAACCAGTAAATGTTAAACCAGCTTGATATGTTGAACCATCAATTGAATATGTGTATGGTGCGACACCTCCACTAACACTAGATAATGTTATTGAGCCATTTGAATCACCATTACATGTTGGCGGTGTCCCACTTGCAGTAAAAGTTATTAATGATGGTTGTGTTATTGTAAGTGATGTTAATTGACCAACTTCATTATTTGAATCTTTAACATATAATTCATATGTTTGAGCTGTTAAACCTGTGAATATATTACTTGATTGATAGGTAGACCCGTTTTTTGAATATGTATAACTACCTGAACCACCACTTGGACTGGTTATTGTTATTGTACCATTAGATCCTCCATTACATGAAACATTTGTTGAAGATCTAGATGCTGTTATAACAACATCTGTTATGTAAATATACATTGAAACATCAACATATAACCCTAAAGCATCTGTTGATCTAACTCTTATAAGATATGTATTTTTTGTTTCGTAATCAAATACAAATTTAGATTTTAAAGTATTGCCCACAATAGTAAAACTACCATTATCTGGATAAGAACTATTATCGGTAAAAACATATGTAAATGTATCTCCAGCATCAGGATCATATGTTGAAAAAGTACCAATAGTTGTTCCCGTTGCAACATTTTCAGATATTGAAGACGATGATAAATCAATACCTGTTGGTGCTTCGTTTGCATTAGTTACTTGTACCATTACAATAGCATCATATGTCAAACCTCCAGAATCTGTTGTTCTTACGTTTAATTGATATGTGCTTTTTGTTTCAAGATCAAAAACTTCTTTTGACGTTAATACACCACCAGAGCTTAAATCAAAACTATTATTATCTGGATATGAACCAGTATTAATTAATGAATATGTAAATGTATCGCCAGCATCAACATCCAAAGTAGATAATGTTCCAGCTGTTGTTCCAATGGCGCTGTTCTCAGGTATTGAACCAGAAATTTGAATTCCATATGGTGCTTCGTTTACATTATCAATATAAATTGTAAATTGTTTATCATAATATTGCCCAACACTATCAGTGGTGCGAATTGCTACTGTATATGAAGTCGTTGCCTCATAGTTGAATGATATTGAACTATATAACCCATTAGTACTAATAGTAAAAGGGGCCGAATTTACTATAGAATATATATGTGTATCACTACTATCACCTGATGTTGTTGATAAATAACCAACTAATGTTCCAATTGAAGAATTTTCATTTATTCTATTGTGACTTAACGATATATCTGTTGGCGCATAATTAACTGTTGTATCAATTAAAAATAAACAATTAGGTGTCGCTGTTGGACTTGGCGTTGGTGTTGGTGTTGACGTTGGTGTTGGCGTCGGTGTCGAACTTTCAGTTGGTGTTGGTGTCGGCGTTGGTGTAGCTGTAATAATATTAGTATCCACACCAAATTCGCAGTTTGGTGTTGGAGACGGTGTTGGCGTTGGACTAGGACTTGGTGTTGGGCTAGGCGTTGGTGTTGCTGTTGGACTTGGGGTTGGTGTTGGTGAGGATGTTGGAGTGGGTGTTGGTAAAATAGTCTCATCAATATTTGATTGACACTCCGCAATAACCCTGGCATTAGTATTGTATACAATTATTTTAGTGGCCTCATCTGGAACACTAATATGTAAACCTAAGTTTACTGTTAATTCTGTAAGTGTAACCCCTGTGGCAAGAAATGATGTATCAAAATTAGTTGCAAGATTTGCCGAATTAACTTGGTCATAATAAACATTATATGGACCTAAGTCACTACCAGAAACAATCTTTACGTAAAACTTCTTTGCCATTATTATTTATTTTCCGCAACCACAATCAGATTCGTTATTTGTTGTGATTATTGATTTTACAACACTATTAAAATAGTTTTTATTTTTTTCAATGAAATCATTTGCTTTTTCTATTAATAAACCATTATCCTGATCATCTATATAGCTAATAAACATTTCATCGTTTAAAGTAAATAGTTCTTTAACCATAACTTTAATACCATTTAATGTAAATAAATCATTTACATCGATAGTATAACCACCATTTGAATATGTTAAAATTTTATTTGTTATTATTACTTCCATATTATGATATTACCCCAGTACATGGGTTTATAGTTAAGAAATTATTATTTGGACAGCCACTATAAATTGTTTCTGTATTAAGCTTCATTGTAATCCAAGTTACATTTGTGTGACAACCACCCAGACCCCAACCATAATCCACATTTAACGGTGTGGCACATACTAATGAAAAGTTTATATTACCACCTGTGGACGATGCTGCAATATCTTGAGCTTGTTGCGTTGTTAAGGTTAATGAATTATATCTAGCAGGACCACTTGTTACACCAGCCGGATAGTTGAATTGATCGTTAGAACCGCCAGTATTACTTAAATAAACCGTTCCGATTGTAATGTTATTACCTCTTAAGTAAAATGTTGCAGCATTACAACCATGGCCACCAGGACACGGGCCTACTGTTGGGCTATATTGAACAATAAATTCCATATTAGCCAAACAGTTAACCACTTCAGTTAACTCTGGTGTTACAGTTGTATCCAAAGCACAATCAATAGTTGCTGTTGGTGTTGGACTTGGCGTTGGTGTAGGACTAGTTGTTGGTGTTGGACTAGGCGTTGGAGTTGGCGTGGCCGTAATGATATTCGTATCAACCCCAAAATCACAATTTTCTGTTGGTGTTGGTGTTGGTGTTGGTGTTTCAGTTGGACTAGGACTCGGTGTAGGACTAGGACTTGGTGTTGGGCTAGGACTAGGTGAAGGACTTGGTGTTGGAGTCGGTGTGGCTGTAATAATATTAGTATCAACTCCGAAATCACAATTTTCTGTTGGAGTTGGAGTAGGTGTTGGGGTTTCTGTTGGACTTGGACTTGGTGTTGGAGTAGGCGTTGGAGTTGGGGTTGCTGTTACCACATTAATATCCATCCCAAAATCACAATTTTCTGTTGGGGTTGGAGTAGGTGTAGGTGTTTCCGTTGGACTTGGGCTTGGTGTTGGGCTTGGTGTCGGTGTCGGGGTAGCTGTAATAATATTGGTATCCACACCAAATTCACAATTTTCTGTTGGTGTCGGTGTTGGTGTTGGGCTTGTTGTTGGAGTTGGTGTAGCTGTAATAACATTAACACCCATCCCAAAATCACAGTTTGGTGTAGGACTTGGCGTTGGTGTAGGACTCGTTGTTGGAGTTGGGGTTGCTGTAATAATATTAATACCCACCCCAAAATCACAGTTTGGTGTTGGACTAGGTGTTGGAGTTGGCGTGGCAGTAATAATATTAACCCCCATTCCAAAATCACAGTTTGGTGTAGGACTAGGTGTTGGAGTCGGTGTTGCTGTAATAATATTAACACCTAAATCAAACTCACAGTTTTCTGTTGGCGTTGGGGTTGGGGTTGGTGTTGCGGTAACAACATTTGAGGTTACCTCAAAAGCACAATCTGAAGTTGGTGTAGGAGTAGGTGTTGGTGTAGCTGTAACTATATTAACACCCACACCAAAATTACAATTAGGTGTTGGACTAGGAGTAGGGCTAGGAGTTGGTGTGGGACTAGTTGTTGGTGTCGGTGTTGGTGTGGCGGTTGGTGTTGGAGGTAACGGACAACTACCTAAATTAAGGTTTATTGATGTTACACTACTTGTTCCATTAATTGTCCAACCAGTATCTGGTAGATCTGTTGTTGTATAATTTCTAGGTTCCCCACCATATGGCCAAGGGTTTATTGTCCAATAATCACTACCATTCCATCTTACATTACATGTAACGCCACTAAGGCTACCTTGCCATGAAGGTTTTCCGTTATAATGTCCGTTATATGTAAAAGTAGTTAACATTTTTTATTATATTTTAACACGCGTATGAGTCTGTAACATTACCATTATTATCTATTTTTAATTCTGTTCCGGAACTTGATGGGTCGTTGCTACCATAATATTTATTTTGTCCATAATATGGTACTGACATACTGGCTTCAGAATAGAATCTAGTTACTGCGGTCCAATCTGAGTTGTTACCATATGCTGTATATGGATATGGACCAGACAATTCTGTGCAACCTTCTGTCGATGGATTGGTTTGTCCAGTACTAATATTATAAATTGTAACAGGACATGAAATTGCGTTAAATGTATATGAAGTTAATGGGGTGAATTCAGTTACTATACCATTAACAACCTTAATTATGTTAGATACATTTCGGTCTATATTTCCTGGAAAATCTGTTTGTACCGCCGTAAAATTACATGAGCTACAGAAATTGTATGTAATATTTCCACTATATATTTCTGTTCCAACACCTAATGTTTGAGATGATGGATATGCATATTGTGACCCACCATAACTTGAATTAGGACTTATCAGTACATGATTTATATAATCTGCAACTTCTTGTGGTGTGTTATTCAACCAATAGATATTATTTTCACATATCCTTCCATTAGTGTAGAACCAGGTTGTATTAAATGATTGGGTTGCTGTTGGTGTTGGTGTTGGAGCAATAGCTGTTGCTGTTGGTGTTGGGGCGATAGCTGTTGCCGTTGGTGTTGGTGTTGGTGTTGACGTTGAACCGCAAGTGCCACAATCATCTTCCTCATCACAAGAAATATCTGAACAATAGACTACTGTAATTCCTGGAACAGGTCCTTCAACCGAACCTGTTACTACACATTCTGTTACTACATTAATTCCATTTGTTAGATTAACGTTTGGAACAAGTTGAGAGATTGGGCTTCCACCGCAAGGAGTAAGTGTTATATACAAATCGTCGTTTGTTGTATTTGTTAATCTAATACACATACAAGTAGGGGTACTAGTTGGTGTTGGGGCAATAGCTGTTGCCGTTGGTGTAGGTGTTGACGCAATCGTTGTTGATGTCGGGGTTGGTGTTGCAGTTGGTACAATAGCAGTTGCTGTCGGTGTTGCTGTTGCACCTGTGAATACAATATCAACACAGAAGTCATCAGCAGGTGTTGCTGTTGGTGTCGGTGTTGGTGTGCTAGTTGGTGTTGCTGTTGGCGGAATCGGCGTTGCGGTTGGTGTCGGAGTTGGCGTCGCAGTTGAACTAGGTGTTGGTGTTGGTGTAGATGTTGGTGTTTGTGTTGGTGTTTGTGTTGGTGTTGGTTGTGGTGTTATTATTGGGTATGATCCAACGCATGTATATGCTGGAGAACCAGTAATTACGTTTGAATAATTTCTTTCTAGTGATGCGATTGATGGTACTGTTGTACAATACTCATTAGTATAATATTGTTGCATTGATGAACTAACTATTTCAAATCCAATGTATTCATGTTCAAGTAATGCTAAGTAATTTGAATTACCATTAAATGTAATTAAATTTGTTGGTAAACTACCTGTAACATTTATGTTATAATACATATTAATATTACAGTAATTTAAGTCAACAGCAATTACTTCAATTAGTTCACCTTTCTCTGTTATAATATAATCACCAGTATCATAATAATCTGATGGATAATTACAACATGGCTCTATTGGTGTTTCGGGTTTTATTTGTAAGAATTCTGGTGATCTAGTATCAAATACATAGCCACTTCTTTTTGTTATATTACCATCAGTTTCATCAACCTCTTTGTTTGTATAAACTCTAAATTTACTTGTTGGTAGTACTTCAAAAACAACTGTTGTTCCGCTAACTGTCCTTCCACTAATAACACTAGTTTTAACTGAACCTAAAGAATCAATTCTAGATACTGTATATGTTGTGTATGAATATGAGAAGGAATAATTATTACTTAATTCTGCGGCTTCAAATGCACCACTTGATAATGTTGAACATGGAAGATATGTTGCAGAAACAATTGTATTTCCAGACACAATATCTTTAACGTCTTTTTTAACTAAAGTTCCTGCAGTAATATAACTTTGAATATTAGCTGGAGTTGTTGAGCTATTGATTGTTGCACCACTTAGTACTAAAACTTTTGTATCATGCTTTAATCCATAGTTGTATGAATTTCTATATTGAACTCTAGGATGTATAGTAAAACCAGTATTAACAACTATTGGTTGATCTGGGGTTTCTGTTGGGAATTCAACATATTGTAAATTTAATCCATCAATTCTCACTTTTTTATCACAATTGGCTGCGTCAGTGAATAATAAATCTATTATTTCATCTTCGTACACATTTGATATTTTAAACTGACATGTATTTCCACTAACCTGTGCAAATGTTGTGTCAGTATATGTTGAACTATATCCACCATACGCATTTATAATTGGAATTGAATTTCTTTGTACGTAAATTCCCCAACCATACGTTTCACCAGATTGAACAGTTGCACCAGTAATATTAACAATAATATCTGATTTTAATTTACATTCTGTTGATCCTGTATAAACTGGGTATAAAACACCGTCAGGGCAAACAGTTGTAAATTCTAAATCTAAACTACACTTAGGTAGTGAGTATTGATAATCGGCGTCAAAATAAAAATCTAAATATCTTTTTTCTAAACAGCCTGAATTACTATGTGCAATAAACTTAACTTTTTCAACACCATCATTATCTGTGAAAAATTCATAAGATACTAATTGTGTATAACCAGAGCAATTAGCACCACAACCGTAAGTTACACCACTATATGGTGATTCGGTTGGTAAATGGCCAGCAACTGGATCATTGTATGTTGAATTTATTTTATCAACTAAAGCAATTACCGCGTTTTTCCAAAGTGTTTTTGTTGTTGAAACATTTAATTTAACCCAATTTTTATAATCACAAATTAATGGGATACTAGTTGATGAACTTGTTAATACACTGCAGCTGTTTGTTGCGGTATATCCAGTATCAAATAACGTGCTACCAGTTATTTTAACTTGTGATGTTGTTCCACTATATTCAATACCGTCAATATCCATCTTTAATGTGAACGTCACACCAGTAAGGTACATTAAACCTCTAAGGTGGTCCGGTTCACCAACAATTGTTTCTAAGTCCTCTTCAATAAAGGTTTCAAAATCTGGATATAAATTCTCAACTATTTCAATTGGTTTACAAGGTTTTCTATATGAAAACTTTGGTCTAGCAAAAATATTGTTTTCTATTAAATTACCGCCCATCCATAATGTTGTTGATGGTATAATTTGTTCTAAAACATTTGACCAATATGGACTCATTTGATTAACAAAATCTGTTGAATCAACCATGTCATATGGTGTGTACCCAGAAGATGTCAATTGATTAATATAATCTTGATACACATCTTCTAGATGAATATAATTTTTCTTATATTTTACTAAGTTTGAGATAACTACCTGTTTTGAGAAAGTATTTTCAAGATATTCAGCAAAGCTTACGTCACTTTGTACTTCTAAACTATTCTTTCCAAATACCACTTCTAATTCTCTAGACTTTCTCCATATATCATAATTGCTCGCGTTAGCTGGGCTAACAAACACACTGATATTTTTTCTGTTTAGAATTAAACCGGTACTTGTTAAATCATCAACAACTTGGCTTTTGACATTATCTATTTTACTTTCTAATGTGTAACCATAATCTAATCCTGGGAATGTTCTATATATGTCAAAAAATTCTTCACCATAAGAATATGGTTTTGATTTTGTTTTAATTGTTTTTGTTCTACCTGTTAATATGAAATCACCGTCAACAAATGTACCACTAGAGTTATCTGTATCTATAATGTCCGAAGATCTATGATCTAAACTAACATTATGCCATCCAGACCCCATTTGGAAAAATATATTATCCTGATTTGTTGTTGGGGTTTTTGGTAAAAATGTGTCAGTATCGATTGGATAATCAGTAGTATTACTGAATGTTGTCATTCCGGTTATTGCACGTAAGCTATATGTGTATGTTGTTGAATTAAACGTTACATTATTATTTACCGCAACATTATTAATGACATTAAAAATATCATCTTCTGTCGAGGTTTTAGAAATTGCAGTTTTTACATTATAAACATACTCATTGATTTTAATCATCGGATCTGGAGCACCAATGAATTTTAAGAAAAACTCAATACTACTTCTTGTTCCTTTTGACTTATATATAAATGCTAGATTAACTAATAGTCTTCTGTAAAATTCTAACTCACCATCTACCAAGTTTTTACCGATAGATGATCCATTGTAAACTGATTTAGAAGAATTATATATTTGTTCTTCTAATGTTTTTTGATCAAATAAATTAATAGTATTTAAACCTAATGTATTAGCAAGATTTTTAAGAAAAACATCCGGGATATTGCTTATTGAGTCATATGACACATTTCTCATGTATGCAATGTTATCAATAAACGATTTTACTTTATCAAAGCTTTGGCCATAAAGTTGAAATATTTTATCAATCTTTTGGTCTTCGGTGTCAAATTCAAATAATTGTGGTGCAACTAAAAACCTGGTAACTAAATTTGATTTATATTCATCAATTTCTGTTGCTAAGTCGTTTAACTTAGTTATATATTCATCAAATTTTAAACCGGTGGTTTGTGGGTTCCATCCATCTTTCGAAACAGGCCATTCTACTAAAACATAAATTAAATCTGTTTTTGTTTCGTCTAAACTAGTTCTAGGAACTTTAAACGACGCTTGAAATATAGGAAATGTTTCTCTATTTAATAATGTTTGTTCTAAGTCGTCCAAA